ATTTTATAACAGGAAGCAAGATAATTATAACTTGCTTCCTATATTAATTTTATTCAATAAAGTTTTATTAATCAGATTTACTATGTCTAGCTTAAGACACAATCCAACGTAAAGCAGTGTGATGCTCTACGCAACATGATTGACTTAGTAGCCATAAAGTGAGTTTCACACAAATCCTTTTCAGTCGCAAGGTTAATGTTTGAATTGTTACCAGCCCAACCAAGACCTTGAGGAGTTGGAGACATACCACGAAGAACACCAGTAATCATAGAACGACCTTTTTGATGGACCATCTGCACATTACGTTTACCGTCATAAACAGATTGGTCAATGAAATACATACTATGAGAAGTGATAGGAAGCTTACTAACAGGATGCGTACGAGATACCAAAGCACGTCCACCATCATCCAATAAAGGAAGATGCTTTAATGTAATAGTATGTCCATCAACATGTTCGTAAGTAGCAAAGTAGCCACCTAATACAAGGTTATACTTAGAGCCACGGATGAATTTATCACCTTGAACTTGATTAAATCCTAAAGCAGAAGCTTCAGCTTTCATAGCTTCATCAAAATCTTGACGACCACCAGTACCAGTATACAAAACAATATTACGCTTACCTTGATCGGTAGCACCAAAAAGAACATCACGAACAATAGCTTTCAATTTCTTAGCAGTAAGGAAAGAGAAAGTATCACGATTAGGAATTTGAGAAAGGAGACCAGCAGCAGTAGGAATAGGTAAACCACTAATAGGATCTTTTTGCATGATAACACCATCTTTACGACGGTTATAACGAGAATACCAGCAATGCTCTTCAACAGCTTCTTTCCATTGAATCATATGTTGCCATTGTTCCCAGTTCATCCAAAGGTTAGTTTTAGAACCATTAATGTTAAATTGACATTCAACAGTACGGTTACTAATATTACCACCAAAACGGTAAGACTTTCTAAGGAAAGATAATTGATTCTTAATCTTGCCAGGAGCAACAACATTAGACTCATTACCTACAGAACGAGATTCAGCAACAGCAGCTCCACCAACCATACCCCATTTCGTACCATGTACGAACTCAGAAAGAGGTACAAAAGCAGAAGGATCAGAAGTCCAAAGAGTACACTTGTAAACCCAGTGTAAACCATTACGAACAGGCTTATCATCAATACGAGCTTGAATACCATTTTGACTTTCAATCGTATGGTGCATTTTTAGCCAATCACTTTTCATAGTCATATAAAAAGGTTGACCATTAAGACCGGGCTTATCACCAGCGGTATAAGTAGCCTCAATAACGTAATCAACTTTACGTAATTTATTAATAACATCCCAGTGATATTGCACATCTTGGACTCCAATAGAACCGCCATATTGACCTTCAGTCAAAAAGCTAAGAGGAAATCTCTTATCTTCTCTACCAAGAAGATGGGTGATAACTGGGTCAATTTGGTCAGGCTTAGTTAAAAGCGCATGAGCCAAAGAATTTTCGCTAGTAAAACCTTCACCATCAAAAGTAGAATGGTAAACAATTCTAGCATCATCTAAAAAAGTACTCATAAGATTATTATGATTTTAAAAAATTATTGAATTACCTTACTTTTTATTTCGAGAAAGGTTTTGTAATGATATTCCGTCTGTATTATTAGACGTCTTTTTAACTTTTAGACCAGAACCTTTATTAAGATTCTTTTGATTAGATTTTTGTCCAACTAGTCTAAGTTTTTTAGCATTTTTTGTGGCAGCTCTAGTATCAATAAACTTATCAAGGTCAAAGTTTTTAAACCTCAAATATTGTAATACAAGATTAGCTTTATGTCCTTTATCAGAAGCATCAATCTGTGATTGAGATTGACCCTTATCATTCGCAGGAAGAGCGATATATTTATAGAAGTTTTCACGTTCAGATTGAGGAATAGTAATACCTTCTAATTCTCCACCGTCAACTACTTCTTTTACTCCTTTCCAATATTTAACATTTTCAGCCTTACGATTGGCAATAACTTGTTTATTATAAGCATCACGTTCAGCAGCTTGAGTATCTTCAAATTTATGTAACCAAGCTAAGTCACTATTAGCTTTGTCAGTTTCGGTACCTTGAGCAAATTGATAATCAGCCCAATTTTCTGCTTCTTGTTGTAAAGCAGCAGTAGCTTCACTGTCCATACCTTCAGTAGATTGTTGCATCATAAACTTTTGTACAATGATATCTCTACGAAGACGTTTATTAGATTCCTTATTAGTATCAGAATCTTCAGGAATAGTTATTTGTTTAAAGTTTGTTTCACTATTAAAGAATTCAGCATCACTACCTCCAGCAACTTTATGTTGGAAGTAGCTATGTACATCAGGAAGTTCTTTCCACATTTCCTTAACATATTTCTCGTTAAGTTTTTCACCAACAATCCCGGCAGCTTTACTAAAACCTTTAGGTGTATTAAGATTAAAATCGAGAGGAGCACCTTCTTCATCAGTTAACTCAAATCCATAATCACTTTTGATTTGTTCATGAACGGAAGTATTAATTTCCTTTTCTATTACCTCTTCATTGAGAGTAACATTACCATCATCATCAACAGTGAATGTATCTTTAGCAGCGATGATTTCACCTTTACTGTTAACTAAATTACCTTCAGCATCATAGTCAACTTCATTAGATTCTTCGGAAGCAGGAGCCTCTACAGTCTCTTCTGTTTCTTTCTTATCTTCAGCAACGGCTGTTTCATCAGCATCTCTGTCTATTTTAATTTCTTTTTTAGTAGAATCAGTAGAAGGAGTTTCTACCTTTGTTTCAGTCTTAGCTTCGACTTTATTTTCTACTACTTTTTCTTCGGTAACAAAGTTAGGATTATTAGTCCCATCTTCTTCATGCACTGAAACACTATTACTTAGGTCACTTGTGCCATCAAAATTCAAATCATTATCATTGAACACTTGGTCATTATCGTGTAATCCCATGTCGTTATACAAATATATAGGTTATAAAATACTTTTCAAAATAAGGAGTACATTAATTTACATTAATATAAACCTTTTACGTTAATTCTTATTTTCTTTAGCTATCTTTAAATCGTTAGCCATTTTATCTCTAGTTAGTTGTCTATCTTCTCTCTTCCCTTGCTCTTGCTTTTGCTTATTAGCTTGATCAATACTATCATTTCTTTCTTTAGTACGATCAATAGCTCCTTTAATAGCCTCACCTGCTTGACTCTCAGCTTCTAATTCTCCCGTATTATTAAGGACATCCATAAGACTAGCATCAGCACCAATTAATGCAACTTCAATATCAGCTTCTGCTTTGATAGTAGCGACTTGAATAGCAGTCTGATTTTTATCAGCAGTCTCCTTAGATTTAGCTTCTTGAACTTGAAGAGCAGTTTGGTTAGCTTGTTCGCTTTGTTGTTGTTGAAATTCTCTTTCAATAGCAGCACCTTCTTTAGCAAGCTCTTTAACTTTAGACATAGACTTAGCAGAAAGGATAGCAATCATATGTTCAGCGCCAAGACCATTTTGTCCCATAGTTTGTAGAAGATTCTTAGCACGTTCTAAAGCTTCAAATTCTTCAGTAGTATTACCAACGAATACTCCAAACTCGGTAGTCATAAACTTAAGCATTTCATCAACAGTAACATTGAGAAAAGCACGTTTACGGTCAGAAGTCATGTACATAGCTTTCTTACCCTTAATCCAAGCTACTTTACAATAATCAAGAAGACCTTCATAATCTTTACGAAGGGTTTCATCAAATTGCCTGTACATGTCAGCAGTCTGGATAGCACTACGGAAGATAGCTTGTTCAGTATTACCTTTACCATCACTAGCAAAACTATCACCATAACGTTGTCTATTCATACCAATTTCATCCCACCATTCTTCTTTAATACCAATCATAAGATTCCACATCTTATCCATATAATTACCAAGACCCATATCAATAGATTTGATACCAGCAAGAAGGGCAGCAATTTTAGGTTTAGAATCATCATAGAATAGCATTCCATCAGAAGCAACCCAATGCATAAACTTATCAGTATCCCATCCCTCACCTTCAGGAAGAAGGCTAAGAGGCATAGCTAATAATTTATCTTTATTCTTAGCAAGAAGAAGTTCAAAACGATAGTGAAAGATATTATATAGCATCTGATAACTCATACCAGATTTAACAGGAGCTACTATATTTTGATTGCGGTAGCCAAGAATTCTACCATTGTAAGGTAATTTACAAGTACTAGGATTATTCAATTGATTACGTTGAACTCTATGAGGTTCACCGCTAAGTATCCATTGATCTTCAAGTTGAAATGCTTCCCATACTTCATTAATCCATATCCACTCAATACGAATGTCACCATTCTTTTTATTAAGTTTATAAGTATCATCTACCTCTAATTCTTGAGGTTGCCCTAATTCATCTATGTAATGAAGGATACCAACTTTAGTAAATGATTTCCAAGAAACATGATAAACACGAATAAAAGAATCATCCCATCTATGAGTAAGTTCATTTTCACGAGTATTCTGTTTATCAATGTTTTCAGTACGAAGTTCAATAACATCATTGGATAAACCATCAAGTGATTTCTCACTATCAAGCCAAGTCATTATTTCTTCTGTCTCTTCATGCTTATGTATTTCATCATGAAATAAATCTAGAACAGCATTAGGAGATAGACGACGTACTCTAACGACACCATCAGCATCTTCTATATAATCTGTTTTACCCCAACCAACTACATAAATATCACGAGGGTCAACTACTTCATAATCGACGTCATCCATATAGACATCTTTATAAGTAACATAACGACCACAAACAATCCAATCATAAAAGAGCTTTTGAATTTTATCATCAAGGTCTAAACTGTACTTCAAAAAGTTGAGAGCTTCTTGACCAGTAGCAGCATGCATATCATCGAAAGTAGTATTAAGCTTATCATGCTGAGCTTGATAACTTTCAATCTCTTGTTCTTGCATACCAGTATCTATACCCATTTCATTAAGTTGATTAACGAAATCTTGCATCATAGAACTTTCAACACCTTTCTTAATAAACTCTTTCTTTTGATTATCAGTATCAGGGTTAGCGGCAAGTACAGTTCCTTCATTAGGACGTTTAGATAACTCTCCTAACCATAACTTTAGTACGGGCGAAATTATATCATAATTACGAAGTTTAGCAGGCTAACGTTTAAGGTCATCATTTTTCGTATTATAAGGATTAAGAACATACTTATAAGATTCCTCATCCATTATACCTTCAGCAGCATCATAAAGTATTTGAAGTTCTGCTTTCTCACCAGCAAGTAGATTAGCTTGTTTAGTGTAATAACGAACAACGTTCTCAACGTAATCAGTACTTTCTTTTTCAGCACTAGATAATTTATGTCTTGGTTCAGTTCCTACCATAGTTTAATATCTTGGACGATTAAAAAAGCTATTACCTTCAATAGCTTCTTTAGGTTTACGCTCTTCAAATTCTAATTGTTTAATAATGAACATAAGAGTAAGCCACGCACTAACTCTATCAAAGTTACCCTTTAAACTCCATTTTAACAACTCTTTTAATAAAGCGGGGTCATATATATAGTTTAAAAGGGTCTTATCTTTACCTGTATCGGGGTCTTTTCCTAAAGACATAACAAGAAGGTCACGAAGATAAAGAGCACCTTTAGGTTTCCTTTTGTCAGTCATATAAATACCTTTACCTCTACCTGTTTTACCAGTCGTTTCTTTCTCATATTCTAAAGAAGGTTCATCAAATAGATAATCCATCTTATTATTACGTTCCATAAAAGACTTAGTATCACCCATATTATTTTCAAATATCATCTTAGCATTGTAATATTCAAGTCCATACATTACTTGTTTATTATAATAATCAAGTTTAGGTGGACGTCCTACGAAAGCAGCAACAGGTATACCACCACCAAAAGGACTAAGATTATTCTCAATTTCAAATATATAAGTAGCACCCAATGAATGTTGAGTAGTAATTTCTTTAGCATCTTTATCAGTAGCATAAGGATCTTGACAAGCTACATACATATCAGCCGGGACATTACCATTTCTATCTCGATAAGGAGGTATCCATTCAACCCAGCATCCATGAACGTCAGTATCTTTCTTAAGAGGAAAGTCATATACTGGACCATGAACAATTCTCTTTTCACTTAATAACTCAGCATTAGTTTTCAATCTAACACCATCTCTTGTTTTAATAAAGATACCTTCACGTTGTGCTTGAAGTACTTTAGGATTCCTAGTAATAAAATTCAATTGGTCTTGAATAGCATCACTGTCAAAGATATTATTAGAGTTACGAGCAAAAGCTTCTTCAGGAGAATTCGCACGTTGACCGCACCAAGTAGCAAATGCTTGAGCATCACTAGTATTAGCACGTTTCTCTTCTTTCTTTTCAAGATAAGAAGCCCATGCAGATTCATAATTAGTATTACCATAAGCGTCCATATGTCCTTCAAGAGATTGAACATGAGGATAGAAGAAACAACAAGCAGTACCTTCGGCACCTTCATCCCAAATATTATTACAAGCAAGAGCGTCGTAATTACTAGGATTATAACAAACATCTTCAAAATGTTCCCAGTTAGCTTCTTTAGTACCAGCAGTACCCCAACCAGTAATTTGACCAGTCTTGAAATCACCGGCTTCAGCAGTAGAAGTAGTTACACCAAATGATTGTTTAAAGTTAAGGAACTTACCTAGCTCCTCATATTGTACTTCAATACAATCCTTACCAATAGTAACATCTTCATTATTCTGAGCAGATACAGCAATGACTTCAGATTTGTAACCATACTCAGCATCATCACCTTCATATTGATAACCAGAACGAATCTCTTCAGCAGTATCTTTAAGCTTACTCTTAGACCAATCAGTATTCTTATTAATATGGTCACTATATAAACGAACCATTTTAAATAAACCTTTACCT